CGCCCGGTAGACACGGGTCAGCCGCTCGACGTGAGCCTGCGCCGTGAGCTCCACGGGGGCTCGGTTTTCGATGGCCTCCGCGGCTTCGTCCAGCGCGCGCTGGATCTCCCGCTCGACGGTCGCCTGCATCGACCGCTCATAGGCGGTAGCCATGCGGAGCTGGATGGCCAGCTCGCGGCGCGGGGGCTGGCCGGTGAGGTAGCGCGGCACGTCAGACCCGGCCTTTCTGCCGGAGCGTCTCGAGCGTCGCGTCGCGAAGCTCGGGGCCGTCGGCTGCCGTCACGTCGAAGCCGCGCGCAGGGGCGATGAGGGCCTCGGCGGTGGCTTCGTCCAGGGACGGAAACGCGATGAGCAGCACCGACACGGCAGAGTCGGCCGGGATCGAGCCGAGCGCCACCTGCTCCACGATCTGGACAATGCTCGCGATCTGCGCGCCGTTGAGCGCCTGATCCTGCACCTTGCCGTCGGCCCCGGATCCGAACGCGGCGTCGGCCGCTTGCTCCGGGTCCGCGGGTGCGCCACCGATCTCCGGCGGCGCAGCGGCGAACGATAGCGGGAGCTCGGACGCGCCGACGAATAGCGTTTCCCCGCCCTCGATCGGCTCGTACCCAAGGGCCTCCCGCTTCTCGTTGATGGTCAGGAAGCCCGCCGAGTTGAGCCGGTCAAATTGCTGTTCTTTCCGGGTCTGCAGCGCAGGGATATCGTCCTCGTCGATGCTGAGCATGTACTCGTCGCCCAGCATCGGGCGGATGAGCCATTCGGTGAAGGCCTGAGCGTACCGGTACGCCATCGGGAGGACGGCGTCCTCATAGAGCGCTAGGCGCGCCTCTTTATAATTGTTGTAAGTCTGCTGTCCGGGCACGCCGACAAGCTGCTCGGGCACGTTGAAGGCCTGCGCGATGTAGGACGCCGACTTGTCGAGGCCGCCGAGCCAGTCGAGGTCCGACTGCGTCAGCATCATCTGGACCCATTCGAGCCCGCCGTCCAGGAGCATGGGGCGACCGGTCCGCCGACTGTCCGCGCCCATGTGGTCCAGCTCCGCGCGGAGGCGGTTGTACTGGTCGTCGGAGAGCTCGGGCGAGGCGCCCGCGGGCGGGTTGTAGCGCAGCGCGCCCGATGGCTTCGCTCCGTTCTGCAGGACCGACAGGTTCCACTTCGACGCGGCGTTGTGCTGATCGATGCTATAGGCGATAGCCTCCAGCGGGCTCTGGCCGTAGTAGTCCGAGAGCGGAGAAAAGCGGCGGACGTGGAGAATGTCCGACTCGCCGGTGACCGGGTTCACGTCACACGACACTTTGCGGCCTTTCGCCGTGTACAGGTAGCGCGCGGGGAACCCATTCGGCGCAGGCACCACGCGCATGCGGTCCGGGCGCTGTGCGTAGAGCTCCATGCTGGATCCGGCCACGGCGCGCTCGGTGTACGTGTTCCCGGCGATGAGGTCATAGGAGTAGAGCGCCTCCCGAAAGGCGCACCCGTCCTGCATCGGGTTCGGCTTGTCGAGCGTCGCCAGGATCTGGTGGCCTTCCACCACGGTGTCGCCGCGGTAGAGGACCCACGGAATGAGAGCCGCGCACTCCGCCACTAGGGAGATGCAGCGGTAGGCGATGACGTTCGCCGCGTAGGCCTCGCGGCTGAAATTCTCATAATTCCGCGGAGTGTGGGCCGGGCGGCCCACGTCGTGCATGGCCCAAACCGGGCCGGCCGCGGACTCTTTCTGTCGGCGTCCGTCGTCCCGCCCTAGGAGGGCGCTCCAGAATCCCATGGGCTTTCGCTCCTGTCGGTCACAAGGGGGACTCGAGCCGCGCCCAAACTCCCGTCGCGTGGAGCATATCGCGCAGCCGCCGCACGTCGCCAATTCGCCAGCGGGCGGGGTCCTCCAGAATCTCGGCCACCGGCACCACGCCGATGCCATCCAGGACGGCGATCTCCCACCGCCGCATCCCGATGAGAACGTGCGACCCCCAGGTGATAAGCGGATTGAGGATCCCGTGAGATCGAATGGAGTCGCGCAGGGCCAGCCAGTCAGCTTGCTCTGCCGGGTTGCGGTCCTCGAATGCGCGCCACTGGAAGTGGCAGGTGACGCCGCTGAAGCCAGGCGTAAGGTCGTGCGTGCGCCGAACTCCAGTGATGAAGGGGACGGACACCTAGAGGCTCCTCACCCGCGGGCCCTTGCCGGCGCCCTTGATCATGGGGGCGCAAGCATACCGGACCGCGTCCCAGGTGTGATTCTCGGCGTCGACGAGCACGGGGAGCACGTCGCCGGTGAGCCGGTCGCGCTTGTAGCTCCAAAGCCGAGCCTCGCGGTTCGCCACCTTGCACCGCGGATGGATCACCACCTCGTCATGGCTGCGGATCCAGGCGATGCCGTCCTCCACGCTGCCCGCCCATTTCGGCGCGGCGTCGATCTGGAAGCCCGCCCGGCGGACGTGGCTGATCGTTTCCGGCCGAGCCGAGTCTGCGCGGATCCGGTGCGTCCTCGAGCCGGGAACCGTGTCGAAGAGGGCCGGCGTGTCGGTGATCTCGCACCCGACCGCGACCGCTTCGTGCGACACGTAGAGCGTAGTGAACCCGTCGCGCTCCCGGCGCTGCACGCGGACCAGGGCGGTGGGGTCGGTCGAGAAGCCCCAATCGGCTCCGTAGTAGGGGCCGTCGGCGTCCTGCATGTCGTCGTCGAGGTCGGCCACGCGCACCTTGCCATGCAGCACTTGCGCATCGGTGATCTCCAGATAGGCGCCCTCCCAGACGTGCGCGAAAGTCGCCGGGTCCATGCGCCGGCGGTCGCGCTCGCGCTGCGCCTTGAGCACCTCGGGAAGCCACGGGTTGTCGTCGGCGTTCACCTCCGCGATTCGCATGGACTCCGGGTCGAAGTCACGACGGAAGCGAAGATCGACCGGGGAGCCTGCGCGGGCCGGGTTCCAGATAGGCCAGATTTCGGAGCCGGGCGCGCGGATGGTCGGCTCTAGGGCGAGCCACGAAGCCTCCGGCACGTCCTCCGCTTCCTCGACGATGCAGATATCGATCTGCGCCGTGGACTTCAGGGCGCCGATGTTATGGCGCAGGCCGCGAAAGAGGAACTCGGTTCCGTTACGCCCACGGATGAAGGATTCCCCGACATGGTAGTGCGCCTCGAGCCAGCCGTGTTCTGCGATGGCGGCCTTGAGCTCGGCGTGCATCGATTCCTTGATGGACACCTGAAGCTCGCGAGTGCAGAGGATGCGGAGCGGCTCGGCGTAGCCGAACACGGCGGCCATGAGCGCAAAGCTAAAGGATTTGCCGGAGCCTCGGCCACCGTAGGCACCCCGGTTCCGCACCGCGCCCCTCGGCGGCTGGAAAACCGGTAGGAGCGCGGGCGGTAGTTCGATGCGGGCGGTCCTGCTCACCCCCAAAGGGCCGACAGCCAGGACCAGAACATGCGCAGGAGCCGCATCACTCCACCGTCAGGTTTCCCGGCGCGGCCGGCAGCGAATCGAAGGTCTCGAAGGTCACCGACTCCGAAAGGTCGGACCATTCGCCAAAGGCCTGCGCGCGGACGGCGCATTCCCAGGTGTCAAACGCGAATTCGCCGGGGTCGCTCTGGTAGGTGACCACCGGGAAGGTGGCAGCGTCCACGGGGAAAGTCGCCTTTGGGAGCGCGCTTCCGGGCACGGGGAGAGCCGCGCCATTCTGCGAGCAGTAGAGCTCCACGTCGGTGTAGTCGGCCGCGGTGATAGGGCCGCCGCTTGTGGTCACCTCGGAAAGCGTCGCCGTGAAGAGCGGCGTTTCCGGGAGGCCTGCGTGCGCCGGAGCGGCCAGCGCCAAGAGTGCCGCCACGGTGGCGAGTGCTGCGGAGTGCTTCATGCGTCCTGCTCCTCTTCGGATTGAGCGGAGCCCGTCGTGGGCGCCACGATCTCGACGCGCGTCGGCGTCATGCTTCCGTCGCTCGACTGGTGGTCGAGCTCCTGACGTTCCTTCCAATCTTCCTTCGCCATGTTGCGCAGCGCGAACTGGACCATGCCGGCCCGTCCGCCCTTGCCTGCGTCGGGAACGGTACCGATCTCGCGGCCGTGCTCTTCCCACCACATGGCGCACGCGGCCTGCGCGGCCGTGGCCGCTTTCGAAAACTCGGGATGCTCACCCATCCATTCGGAGATGGTCGCCCGGCTCACGCCGATTTTCCCGGCAAACCCGGTCAGCGAGTAGCCCTCGCTGCACACCTCGATGACGAGGTCGCAGTATTCGGGCCGATACTTTGTCGGTCGTCCACCGGGCACGGGCGGCCTCCTACGGTTTCCAGGGTGACGGGTGCCGAGTCTACCTCACCACCTCGGGCCTTGCGCATTCACCCGGCCAGGCCCCACAGAGCAAAGCCCACAGCGCCCCAGAATCCCGCGCAGGCGAAGGCCCATACGATGATCATTTCGGGCCGGTAGTGTTCATCCTCTTTGGCGGCGCGTTGCCGCTCCTCGAATCTCGGGTGCATGGTTTGATCCTCCCGCATGGGCATGGGCCCTCCCCGTAGTCCCACGGCAGCCAGCCGCAGACGTGCTCGCCAGGGAGGGCCTCGCCGTTGAGCTTAGGCCGCTTCGGCATGCGCCTCGGCGCGCGACACCACGGCTTCCGCCGGGAACCAGTCGGACGGGCCGCCCCGCCCACGGAAGCGCACCAGCACGCCCTCGATCTCGGATCCATCGGGGGCCTCCATGACGCACAGCCCCGCCACCACGCCGGCCTTGCCGTTGGCGAGCACCGCCTCGCCCATCTCGAAGGTCAGGTCGTCCATCGTCGTGCTCCAGTAGCCACCGGCCCCACACGTTGCGCCCCATGCACAGCGCGCTAGCCGACTATCAGACTATCACGGCCGCCGGTCCTGTCCAGCCCCGCGACCGCCCGTAATGCGGAAATAGGGTCTTCGGTATTCCCTGCATGATTCAGCAGACACCGCTCTATCGCCTTGTAAGGCCCTCGCCAGGCTGGAGCCCGCGCCATTCCTAGGATCCTTGATG